CGTGGACCAACTCGTGAAGGATCGTCTCCGAGTTCATGCTCGATCGCCTGATGTGGATCTTCCGATCATCCAGCATGGCGATACCGTGCGTCTCACCGAAGCGAGCGTTATGGATCTTATCGGTGCGGACGGTGATCTTCCATTTCTTATTTACCACTTTGACTGTCATAGAAACCTCCTCAGAAGCTGATAAAGCGCGGGCCGTATTCGTCGATAAGACCGATCCCAGTCGTCCAGTTGTGGATCCGTTGCGGACGGTAGGAGAGGGCTTTCGAATAGGGGTCGCCGATGAATCCGGCATTGAGCTCCCAGAAGGTCTCGCCATTATAGCTCCGATAGTTAACCCCGCCCCGGTGAGAGTGACCGCACACGACATTACACTGGTTAAAATCACGGTGTGCGCCCAGCTTCGAATAGTGGCCGTGGATGAACAAGATTCCGTTGATGTAGAGTTCCTCGGTCGGGTCATGGATGGTGGTCACTCCTTCAAATGTCATTCGGGATCGGATAGCCTGGGCGATCAGGTGCTCTCCCTCCGGGCACTTCTCGACGATGCGCTTGAGTATTCTCGCGTCATGGTTGCCCATGAGCTGAAAGCATTTCGCCTTAGGCGCAACCTGCTGGAGCGTCTTCCAGAAGTCCTCGGCCATCTCCCGGGACAGGTCGTCCTCAGCCTTCGGCGTATAGGTGTTCAGCGACCGGGCGAATTTCGAGGCCGAATACTGGTCGGTAAGATCGCCCACCTGGACGATCACGTCAGGCTGTTCCTTCTGAGCGAAGGCGTAGACCATCGATAGCGCGTTCAGGTTCACGAAGGGCAGGTGCATATCGCCCACGACCATGATCTTCTCGGCGTGGTTTAGCCTGACCACGTTCCTGTGGTCTTGAGAGTAAACGATCTCTTTGATCTTCTCAGGATCATCAATAGCCGGAAATGGGTCCTTCTTCTTCGGCTCTTCCTTTTCCTTCTCGACCAGGCCAGCCGCCCGAAGAGCGTTATCCCAGGTCCCGAACAGGATCCCGACCGGGATGCGCGGAAAGATCGCTTGAAAGTCCGAGATCATCGGGACGCGCCCCAGTTCATGCGCGAGCTCCTTCAGCTTTACGACCACGTAGTGCTTCTGGTCCATGCGTGTTCCCCCGCTCTTAGGGTAAGGGGATCACTGGGAAAAAAAAGCCCACTCTCTCGACTCGGTGCGGTAATGCGTTCGGCTTTGATTCCTGACGTGGATGGTCTAACACTGGAGAGAGAGCCCCGGTGGGGCCGACTGGACCGTCCAGTGGAGGAACAGAGCATGACCAACATTCCAGAGATCCATTGTCGCTATGACCGGATGATTCCCATCCATGAGCTGAAGGATCATCCGAAGAACCGGAACAAGCACTCAGACGAGCAGATCGAGCGTCTGGCGAAGCTGTACGAATACCATGGGATCAGACATCCCATCATCGTCTCCGAGCTCTCTGGCTGTATCGTGGCGGGCCACGGACGGAAGCTGGCAGGGAAGAAGGCAGGCTTTGACTCGATGCCTGTGGTGTTCCAGAAGTTCGCGGACGAGACCGCCGAGTATGCGTTTATCCAGGCAGACAACGCGATAGCGTCCTGGGCCGAGCTCGACCTGGCTGGGATCAATGCGGACCTGCCAGACCTGGGGCCGGACTTCGATCTCGAGATGCTAGGCCTCAAGGACTTCACGCTTGATCTGTCAGAGGTAGACCAGAAGCAAGCCCAGAAGGACGAGGAGCAGTCTCTCGTGAGATGCCCGAAGTGCTACGAGGTGTTTGATTCGAAACTAAACGAAGTGACCGAGGGACCGAATGGCCAGGCCTGAACTTGAGATCGACGGTAACCTGGTAGAGAAGCTGGCCTCCATCGGATGCAAGACGACCGAGATCGCTGACTTCGTCGGATGCTCAACCGATACGCTCGACCGACGTTTCGCGGAACAATTAGCAAAAGGCCGAGCATCTCTAAAAATGTCCCTTCGGCGCTGGCAACTGGACGCCGCTCGAAAGGGTAACGCCTCGATGTTGATCTGGCTCGGGAAGCAACTCCTCGGACAGAAGGACACGATCGACATCGCAAGCGAGGGCGCGATCAAGATCAACATGAATTACGAGCGCAAGAAAAAGGAATGAGTGAAGCAGTTGAACAATACTCAAAGCCCTACTTCAGCGACTTTAATCCGCGAGTTATTCCTTATCAGTCTGATGTCGTCGATTTTCTTGATGACTGGGATTTCGGACGAGGTACGCCAGAGATTCTCCTTTCTGGCAGTTATGGATCCGCAAAGTCTATCCTTATGGCTCATCTGGCCGTCCGTCATTGCGTCGAGAATCCTGGAGCGCGAGTCTGTCTAGCTCGTAAGGCGTTGCCGGATCTGAAGGACACGATCTTCAAGGAGATCCTAGAGCACATCACGGAAGACTTCGTCGAGGGTAAGCACTACAGAGTGAACCACTCGATCGCTAAAGTTACCTGGTGGAACGGATCCGAGATTATCTCGAGAAGCTGGTCAGATAAGAAATACAAGAAGGCGCGGTCGCTCAAGCTGTCCATGGTGGTCTTCGAAGAGCTCACCGAGAATAACGAAGACGATAAGGCCGCATTTGATACGCTGAAGGCCCGTCTTCGCCGGATCCCGGAAGTGAAGGAGAACATCCTGATCGCCGCCACAAACCCGGACGGGCCGGGCCACTGGGTTTACAAATATTTCTTCGACAGCGAAGCCAGGACGCGCAAGGTGTTCAAGTCTGTCACGACTGACAACCCATTCCTAGATCCGGTGTACATCGAGCAACTGAAGCAGGACCTAGCCCCTCGAGAGGCACAGAGATACATCTACGGCGAGTGGGTCGAGATCGACCAGGACCGGATCTATTCGGCCTATGACGCCGATAAGAACCACCTAAACACCGCCTACCAGGTGAGGCCCCACCTTCCGATCGTGCTCGCGTTCGACTTTAACATCGGCCACGGTAAGCCCATGTCATCGGCGGCTGGCCAGTGGGACGGGAGGGCCTGGCACTGGTTCGACGAGGTGGTGATCCAGGGAGCTCGGACTCAGGACGCTATCGACGCATGGATCGAGAAGGGCATCCTGACGCACCGGGCGAAGATCATCGTCAGGGGTGACGCCTCCGGGCAGGCCAGAGACACGCGGTCGATCGTCTCAGATTATGACATCATCAGGAAAACGCTGGCCAACTCAGGAGCTACCTTCGAGATGCAGGTCCCTCGGGAGAATCCTCCGGTAAGGAAAAGGCATAACACCGTGAACGCCTATTGCCAGAACGAGGCAGGCGAACGGCGCTTGTTCGTTTACAAAACGGCTCCCGTGACGCACGATGGGCTAAGGCTGACAGCTCTGAAGAAGTCCGGCGATTACATCGAAGACGACTCAAAGCCTTATCAGCACATCACGACCGCCATCGGCTATGCGGTAGTGTACGAGCACAACTTGCTCGGGACCGTAATGGTCGGAAGCTCAAGGAGATAAAATGCTGAACCTTTTGAACCCAAATGTCCGCAGGCAGATCATCGACGAATCCAAGGCAAGTGAGAACGTCGAGCGCAAGAAGGTGAGCTTCGGCCAGTTCGAGATTTTCAAGGATCGGATCCTTCAACAGGTTAAGGCCTACCTCGAGGGGTTCTACTCGAAGGACACGATCCAGAACACGCCGATCGTGAGCTCGGTAAACCTGGCTCGCCGGATCGTGAAGAAGGAAGCCAGCCTTTACCGTAAGGCCCCAGTGCGTGAGTTCTACGGGCTCAGCGAAGAGCAGGAGATGGTCGTCCGTCAGGTGTACGCGGATCTGAAGATCGACACGGTCATGATGAAAGCCAACGAATACTTCAAGCTCCAAGACCAGACTCACCTCTACCTGATCCCTCGCGCTGGGAAGCTGAAGCTCCAGGCCTTGCTCGCTCATAACATCGACGTGGTCCCATCCTCTCAGGACCAGGAGGAAGGCGAGGTTTACTGCATCAACGGCTTCGATCGCAACCTGGCTAACGTCAAGGTGAGCGAAGACGGCGACAGCATGAATGAGCTCATCGCTGACGAAGACGATTATCAGGCAGGCATGAAGGCGATCGCGGTATGGTCGCCTGTGTTCAATTTCGTCATGGATGAGCAGGGGAACATCATGCCATCCGAGAGCTACGAGAACCCGATCGGTGGGGTCGTTCCATTCGTAGACATCAACGGCGGGAAAGACGGCGAATATTGGGTCCGCTCTGGCGCCGCTCTTACCGACTTCACCATTCAATTCAACGCAGGCCTGACCGACCTTGGGAACGTGGTGCGGATGCAGGGCTTCGGCCAGGCATGGCTCAAGGCTCCCTCTAACCTGATCCCGAACAACATTCAGATCGGGACCAACTTTGTGCTTCGTTTGCCCATTGATCCTAACAACCCGGTCGAGACCGACTTCGGCTATGCTAACGCGAACCCGGATCTGCAAGGCTCTCTCTCCTACCTCGAGGGCCTCCTGTCTAGCTTCCTGACCAGCCGTGGCGTGGATCCGAAGGTGGTCAATGCTAAGATGGACTCGGTCAAGTATAGTTCTGGATTCGAGCGTCTCCTCGCCATGGTCGAGCAGTTCGAGGCCAGCGAGTCCGACATCGCCGCTTTCAAGGACGCCGAGCAGAAGCTCTTTAAGATCATCGTGGCCTACCTGAACACCTACGGCGGGACGAGCGTTCTCCCTGGCTACCGGGTCGCTCCGATCTCCGAGGATGCCTTCATGAGCATCACCTACAAGAAGCCTTCTAGCGTGGTCTCTGAAGCCGAGAAGCTCCAGAACATCCAGCAACGGAAGGAGATGGGCCTTATCACTCAGGTGGAAGCTATCGCCTTAGATCGCGAGATCGAAATGGATGACGCCGAGGAGATTTACCAGCGGATCCAGGAAGAGTCTGGTCGGGAGATCGAAAGAATCGTGCCAGCTAAGGCCCCACCAGCGGCTGAAGTGGAAGACGAGGAAGACGAGCTCGAGGCTGAAGACTGATGGCCGAGCCGGGGATCAAGCTCACGAAAAGCCGAGTGTCTCAGAAGCTCGACTTAAACGAGCTGACTGGCCGGGACATCTCATCTGATCCGGTTCTGGTCCGTAAGATCGCCCAGGGCGTGATCGACTACATGGTCGACCGGGCCAAGGAAGGGCGAGGCCTGGGCCGCAAGGACCTTAAAAGCCCTTATTCCAAAGCCTATGCGAACAGCCTTTCCTTCAAGGCCGCAGGCAAGAGCCGGAACCAGGTGAACATGACGCTGACCGGGGATATGCTCCGATCGATCGACATCCTCGAGGAGGACGGTGCATCGGTCGTGATCGGCATCGACGACGAGACAGACGCACCGAAAGCCTACGGACACCAGACCGGATTCGAGGGCCATCCGACGATCCCGAGCGGAAAGTATAAGCGCCCCTTCTTCGGCGTTACCAGCGACGAGGTAAAGCGCGAGGTGCTTCCGAAGTTCAAGGCCGAGATCGACGCGAGCGCAGGGGCCAGGACGATCAGCTCGCTCGAGAGCCAGGAGAAAGCCGTGGAGTTCGTGCGTGGCCTTAGGACGCTTGAAGACCTGTTCGGCCTGGTGGGCGGTCTAGAATGAAGCTCGTCTTCAATAAGGCCAGCCTAGACCGACTCGAGAAGGACACGAAGGATCGGATCAATAGGGTCATTCAAAACCCTCAACTGATTAACGAGCTCGGAAAGATCGCAGTCGACACTCTGAAATTCACAGCCAGGAAAGGGATCTCGCCAGAGACAGGGGAGCGTTTTAAGCCATTATCTAAAAGCTGGAAGAATGAGAGAGAGAAGATCGCAGAAGCTAGCCCAACCCATCCAGCCTATTCTAAGACCAGATCCAACCTTACCCTAACCGGGCAACTCCTCGACGCGATCAAGTTCACGTATTCCGTAACCACAAAAAGCATTTTCATCAGGCTCTTCATGGATGGCACTCATCAGCCATACCGGAAGAAGTACATGGAATCATTCACAAGAAAAACAAAGCGCGGAAAGACAACCGTGAATACTGGCCGGTCTGGATTCTATAAGGTCGGAAAAGAGATCAGCAACCTAAAGCTAGCGCAGTACGTTAGCGAAGCCGGAAGGCCGTTCTTCGGCTTCTCTGAGCGCCTAAAAGATAAGCTACTTACACAGATGAAAAAGGTTGTCATTCGCTATATCCGTCGTAATCTCTAACCAACACTTGAAAACCATAGGAGGATAATCAAGAATGGAAGAAATGAACGGGGCCAGTGGCCACCAAGTCGAAGGCAGTGCCGGAAGCAAGGACAGTTCAAGCGACAGCGTGAAGTATGAAACCTATTCGCGCGCGATCGGGGAAATCAAAGCCCTGAAAGCAAAGCTGAATGAGTTTCAGGCAAAGGAACACGAGCGCGAGCAGACGGTACTAGCGGAACAGGGCAAGTATAAGGAAGCCCTGGAGGGTGTTTTGAAATCCAAGCGGGAGATCGAAGACGCACTCAAGGCCAAGGATGCAGCCTATGCTAAGACCATCTTCCAGAAGGAGGTTAAGCAATTAGCCCTCACCATGGGAGCGCGCAAGGAAGCCTTGGATGACATCGTAAAGGTAGGCGACTGGTCCAGCGTTGAGATCGACGAAAGTTTCAATCTTAACACTGAACAGCTAAAGACTCAGATCGCGAACCTTGCCAAGTCAAAGCCTTACTTCTTCGCGACTGGAGCACAGAAGCCGGGTGATGTTCACTTATCGGCTGGGACGTTCTCCGGGGAGAAGCCTGTAAAGGAACTCACGAAGGACGAATTGATTGAGAAACTGAAAACCCTGAAACCATAAAGGAATAAAACATGGCTGACGTAATCACTGGGAATACCCAACTATCCGCAACCAAGAACGATCTAATCACTAGCCTCGTCCAGAAGGAACTCAAGTTCCGGGCAAAGCTCCTCGCCAGCGTTAGCGATCTCTCCAGCTACGCCGGAAAAGGAATGAAGTCGATCAGCTTCCCAAAGCTGTCCAGCTTCACCGTTGAAAACCGCGCCTCTGCTGTTCCTGGAACCATCCAGGCCCTGAGCGCTACCACTGACAAGCTCGACCTTAACCTGAACGCTTACGTGTCTTGGTTGATCGACAGCTCTGATGAGATCCAGTCGTCCATGGACGTCCAGATCGAAAACGCTCTCCGCGCAGCTTCCGCACACGGTCGCTATGTCGACGAGCAGATCATCGCTGTCCTCGAAGCAGGTGCTGGCCTCGATGTGGGCGCTGCTCCTCTCACTGCTGACTTGATCCTGGATGCTCGCGAACAGCTCCTGAAGTCTTTCGCTGATCCTTCCGCTTGCGTTATGCTCATCGGACCGGACCAGGAGAAGGCCATGCTGAAGATCGCCGAGTTCGTGCGCGCCGATTACTACGGCTCGTCCAACATCCCAAGCGGACAGATCGGAACCGTGTACGGAATGCCCGTCATGGTTCACCAGGGCGTCGCCGCTGGTAAAGGCTACTGGTACGCGAAAGACGCTGTCGGTATCGCTTTCCAGAAGGCTCCGAACATGGCTGAACAGCCTGCTATCGAGTACGGAACCAGCGCGAAGAAGGTCGCTATCGACCAGCTCTTCGGTGTTAAGGCTCTCCAGACTGGCGAGCTCGGTGCTGCTGCTGGCAAGTCGCCTCTCATCGTAAAGATCTAATAAATAACCGGAATGGGACGGGATACGCTTCCGACAGCCATTCCGAATTTCATCACCGCCGGGAGCCCGATGGGCCTCCGGCGGTCGATGCTTATGAATAATGCAAGGATGGGAGCCCATGTTAGATACTTTGACATCGGGCAAGTCACGCTTAACGGACGCCTGGTCTGGATCGCGTGGTTCTACGAGGACTTCGATCCTCAAAAGGTTAAAGAACTGGAGGGGGCCAAATGAGTCTTCCAGGCTCTCAACAGGACAGGGAATACGGGAAGTTTCGCGAAGGCGAGGATGGAAAGCCAGCTATTGCGATCATGCCCGCTGGCGACTCGCTGAACGTCGAGACAGCCGGGATCAAGTGGGACGAGATCATCACAACGTTTCCGGCTGCGAATATAGACGTCTTCACCTACAGGCTCGGTGGCGTGACTGTTCAGACGGTAACGGTTACTTATGAATCAGCAGCGAAGAAGACGCCTGTAAGCGTTTTGAAGGTGAGGCTATAATGCCTTGGAGATTCGACACACAACTCGGCGACCTGGTCTTCGTGATAAAGCCTGACGACGTGTCGGATCCTGCCAACATTACACTCGGTGAGTCTGGGATTTCTGATCTCGCCATTGATACTGGCAGCCGAGCAAACGATTCTTCGATTTTAGACCAAGGCCAGCGCGTGATAGAGGTAGGAGTATAAGATGGCAATCCTACGAGTTCCACGAATTACAACGGCTCAACGGGTGGGGCTCATGCTCCTCGACGGGGAGATCGTTTACGATACAGATAAGCTAAAATTTTACGGTGGCGACGGTGTCACGCTCGGCGGTGTTCCGGTAGGTGTTGGGATCCCAGACGGTGGCGATCAGGGCGACCTCCTCGCAAAGTCTTCTTCCGTTGATTTTGACACGGAGTGGATTAGCCAGGATTCGCTTTCCCAAGAATGGCAGACCGAAGCGTTCACGCTGACGGAAGCCCATATTTTAGAAAAGAAAATCGCTCTTCAGTATGAGCCAAAATCAGCTCAAGCTGTGCGGTTTTTGCCTGATGGTGGACCGGAGCAGAGGTTAGGTCTTGACTACATCGTGAGCGGTTCTGAGATACTCTGGACTGGTCTTACGCTTGATGGATTCCTCGAGATCGGTGAAACGATCCGGGTCATCTATCCGGCATAACAAACAAAACAGGATGGGAAATAAATGAGCGAACCAAATCAAATCAAAAAGAAGTATCTGGCGCCGGAAGTAATCAATTACTTTGACGACCAGATTGATGCAGTTGAGGGCCAGGTGTCTCAAGAGATTCTTGACCGCCAGGCTGGCGATGCGTCCGCAGTTTCTACTGCTAACGCATACACTGATACCAAGCACCTCGAGCAAAAGTCCTACATCGATTCTGCTGATGCTCTGAAAGTCGCTAAGGCTGGCGACACCATGACCGGGAAGCTGACCTCGCTTCCTTCGACTGGTGACACTGCTTTCGAGACTTACAAGCAAACGACTCCACGGGCTTTTGGCCTGGTTGCTCGCGAGCAGGCGATCGCAGGAATCTATAACCAGTATTATATTGTGAATGATCCGGCTCCGTCTACTAGCGGAACGATCAACATGACCACCGGAGGAAACGTCTATCTCGGCGATGTTGTTTCTGACGCTAACTTCAAGGGCTCGGTCTGGCGCATTGACAACGGTCGCAACGAAGCCGTTGCAGTCACCGTTCAGTCTTACAATAACCCAGCCTTCTCGATCAGCTTCACGGCTCCCGCCCATTCTCGGATCTTCGTGATCAGCCCTGTCAGGGTTACTCACATTATGACCACCTCGTATGGGGCGGTGAATAAGTCTGCGAACACTACGGTGTTCAACTGGTCCGGTCTGTACGGAAGCGCTGAGATGCTTTCGAAGACCGACATCCAAAGCGGAAAGATCAAGCTCACCGGACTGTCTGGTGCGCCCTCGATGCCTTCTGCTGGAGAAGACGTTGCGGTCAAGAAGTACGTGGATGATCAGGACTCGGCCAAGCTCCTTGAGGCCAAGTCCTACGCTGACGCTGGTATCCTTGTCGAAAAGACTCGTGCCGAAGGCGTTGAGGCAGGACTCCAGTCCCAGATCAACACCGAGAAGGGCCGTATCGACGCGATCATGGACGCTTCTCAGGCTGACAAGGACTCATTCGCTGAGATCGTTGCGCTGATCAACTCGGTTGATCTCGAGAACGACAACGCGCTTGCGTCCGTTGTTTCCGGCCTTCAAGATGCTGACAGCGCCCTTTCTGGACGCATGGACACAGCCGAAGGTGAGATCGATGCCCTCCAGTCTGAACTGGCTCAAGAGATCAGCGACCGCCAGGGTGCAGTTTCTGCTCTCTCCTCCGGTCTCTCTTCTGAGGCATCGGATCGGGAAGCTGGCGACCTTGCTCTCTCCGGTCGTTTGGATGCTCTCGAAGCCAATCCGATCACCTTCCACAAGGATGCTCCTAAGACCTTGGGATCTGTTGATCTGATGTTCGTCGACCTTGAGTTTGAAGCTCGTCCTGGCTCGCTCAATGCCTTTATCGGTCGCCTCGCAATCCATGAAGGTGTGGACTATGTCCTGAGTGTTGTCGCTGGCAAAACTCGCCTGACTTGGTATGGATCTTTGGTGAGCCCAAACGGTGCGGAATCTGTGGAAGCTGGTGATAAGTTCTACGCGAATTACGCAAAGGCCTAATATAGGTTGAAACTGGTGGCCCCTCCGCTACGATGTGGTGGAGGGGTTCACTTCAAAAGGGGAAAGAATGGCTAACATTTTTGGAAATCTCGAGCTAGAAGCGGTAGTCCAGACCAAGGATAAGACAAGGCTAAACGCTTCCAAGTCATTCTCTCCTAAAGGTGAGCAGCCGATCGACCAGGTAAAGATTAGCCCGGAGACAGGGGTGGACCTGATCGCGGTCCAGGGCACTGGAAACCCGAAGGACTGGTTCCTTGACTGGGAATACGCCACCGCCGGGACGAAGACCGTGACTCTCGAGATCAAGGCCGGGCCCCATACTGAAACTTTTACACGGTCGATCGAGGTCGTGACACCCGAGCAGGACAAGCTGTTCTCGAAGGATTCGGACCTGATCCAGTTCGAGCCGGACATTCTCAAGTGGCTTCCGGCTGGAAAGAGCACCTATAACAACATTCACCGCAACGCCCAGTACCTTATCCTCGACTGGCTCGACTCGATCCGGGTCTGGCGTACAGACGGGACCAAGCTCACAAAAGCGGATCTCTCCCTCACTGATGACTTGAAACAGCTCTCGATCTATATGACGCTTGAGCTTATCTTTATGGGTATTTCTAATCAAGTCGACGACGTGTTCCTGAACAAGGCCAGAATGTACGGACAGAAGGCGCTCCTGGTCCAGGGCCGTGGCCGTATCCAGGCTGATTTCAACGGAAACGGTACGCTGGAATCATCCGAGGGCGCTGACCTGCGCTCCTTTACGCTGGTGCGTCGATGAGTCTCACGGCGGTTCGTCCCTACGTAACTGCCAGGATGACCGAGCTCGGATACGTCGAGCATACGGACCCATTCAACGATCAGAACATCCCATCAGCCATTATCGACGGGGCTTTTCACCAGGCCATGCTCGAGATCAGTGGCGTGGAAAAGAACAATGAGGCGCAGGGCGTCGAGGTTCCGGTCAGGATCAAAGCCTTCTTCAAGGGCTACCGGACACCAGAGGAAGCGCTGGATCAGTCAATCGTGAAGTCCGAAGAGATCGTGGTCGGGATGCTCCGGGCCGAGAACTTCTTCAACTTTAGCCCAGCCATCACTGGGGTCTTCCTTGACTCACTGAGCTTTGAACCCTACGATGAGGAAAGCAACGACAACACGATCCAAGTGGTTTTCGTGTTTCGGTTCAAAGTATGGATCTGCGTCCAGAACTAAAAACGAAAGCCCAAAGGAGGGGTGATCATGGCCTGTAATTCTAACAAGTATAACCTCGGTATTCGGAACATCATTCTCGGTTCCGATCGTCCTCAAAAGTTCTGCGTCTTCACCAAGGCAGACGAATCCAACTCCCTCGACGGGAAGTTCTTCGTCGTTCACGAGCCCGTGACTCAGGCGAAACATTACTTCTGGTTCAACACCTCCGGCGGCTCTGCTGTCGATCCTGCTGTTCCGAATGCTACCGGGCATGAAGTGGCCATCGCTACTGGCGCCTCGAAAAGCGCTGTGGCTTCGGCTCTCCAGGCTGTAATTGACCCGCTCGCATGGGTTGTCGCTACCGTTTCCGGCAACGAAGTCGAGTGCTACATGACTGCAGACGGCTACGCTTACGAGGCCCGGGATGCTCTCGATCCTACCAAGAAGACCGGCTTTTCCATCACCGTCGCTCAGTTCGGCTCTGTCGCTACCGACCTCGGTGGAACCAATGGCGATATCACCTTTACCGTTACCGAGCAGACCAAGGAAATCAAGGCTCCTCAGACTGGCGACTTCGTCCTGGCTGAGATTCGCCGTGGCGCTTCTGTGTCCGCTTCGTTCGAGCTGAAGGACTCTTCCGTTGAGTCCATTCGCCGGGCGCTTAACTTCTACGGAAGCACCGTAGTAACCGACGACGCCGCTTCTGAGGTGATCTCTGGATACGGATCCTCGAACCTGTTCAAGTCGACTGACGATGTGGCTGACAAGCTCGTCTTTCGTCCGACCGACAAGGCCGCAGACGCTGACGCTTCCGAAGACTTCACCATCCATAAGTGTAAGCTGAAGCTGGGAGAGCAGACCTTCTCTGCTGAGAACGAATATATCCTGCCTATTGAAGCTATCGGATACCTCGACAGCTCGAAGTCTGGATTCGCTAACCTGTTCTCTTACGGGGACGCGGCTGCTCTTCCTGACGCATAATTAAGGGGATCTAATGGAACTGGTTTTTGAGGCGAAACCAAAGAAGATCAAGGTAAAGGTATCCGGCTCCGAGTACGAGATGAGAGTCCCTCGTATTTCGGAGTCGGAGGCCCTCCAGGGTAAGGTCGCATCGGCTGATCCGAAGGATGTGAAGGAAGTCTACGTCGACTTCTTCTGCTCCCTCGGTCTCGATAAGGCCGCCCTCGAGTCGTTCGACGTCCTGGATTTCCAGGAGTTTATCGGCTTTGTTCTGTTTCCAAAAAAAAACTAACTGAGCACAAGCTCATGAAGGCTGGTCTGGCCCATTTCTACGGCTGGACTGATGACTATATCGACAGCCTTCCGGTTGATGTCGCTCTTGATTACTGGCATTCGATCACGGCTATCGAGGCGAGGCAGTGCCTGGTGCAGTCTAACCTCCTGATGATGCCACACGTCGAAGGCAAGGAACGCGAGCGGTATCATAAAGAGCTTGAGAAGCTGGCTAATCCGGTGCGAAAATCGGAAGGAAAGAAGCTCACGAACAAAGAGCTCATGGAAATCCTAAGCCGACGATAAGGAAGTCATGGAAAAAATCGAACTAGAGATAGTGCTAGACGATGGCTCAGTAAGGAAGGCCTTCGCTACTATTCGCAAGGAGGCCGAGACCACTGAGAAGGAGGTCGCCGCTAGCCTTGGATCTCTGGCTAATCCGATCAAGGCCATGGGCTTCAATGCCTATATCGACCTTGCCAGGACTGCGCTCGACGCCACGGCTTCGCTGGCTCGCGGTATGCGCGACATGATGCTCGAGGCTGAGAAGGTCCGGGTCGTTAATGCTCAATTCGCAACGATCACTCAGCAAACGGGCATAGCCACCGAGGCATTCAATCAAGCCATAATGGCATCCATTGATGGCCTTATGGACGATGAGGACGCGCTTGATCTGGCTAATCAGGCGATGATCCGGCTGGGCCTTACTGCCCAGAGACTTCCTCAGATTTTCGAGCTAGCCCGTAAGGCTTCAGCCGCAGGATTCGGAGACATGAAGGCGAATACCGAGGCCTTCATTTATGCTATCCAGACCGGGAACGAGCGGGCGCTGAAGCAGCAGGTTGGCCTGGTGGTCGATCTCTCATCAGAACAGAAGAAGTTCGCGCAGAGCATAGGCCTGACCGTTAACCAGCTTACAGAACAGCAACGGGCATTCGTTAACGCTAACGCCATCCTGTCCGAAGCGGAGTTTAGATTCGGCAAGGTAGACGGTAGCATCAAGAAATTCAGCGACTCGACGACCAGGCTCTCCGTTAATCTCGGGAACCTGAAAGAGATCGGAGCGCTTGCATTCGAGAGCGTGTTCGGTGGCCTGATCCAGTCCTACATCGACAGGTTTAATCAGTCGGCATCGCTTACCATTAACAGCACAAAACAGATTTCGATGACTCAGGAGAAGGCCGCAGAATCTGCTGCCATTCTTCGCGAGCGGATCGCGCTTCTGAACAAAGAACTCATGGCTCCTGATCTCGCCGCAGGAACAGAGATGGGCGTCGATGATCGCATGGCGAATCTTACCGTCCAGCTTCAGGCGGCTGAGGCCGCACTCTCTCAGCTCGAGGTAAAGTTCAGCGCCACCACTCGCTCGATTGAGTCTGATCCTCTGGCTAAAAGGATCTCGCTTTATCAGGAAGAAGCAACGGCAAGGGCTAAGAGCAACGCGCAGAGACTCCAGGAAATGGATCTCGCTGAACAGAGAGCTATCCAGTTTAATCAGGCCATGCTCGGCTTCTCTCAGCAGGAGAACGCTAATCGCCAGGCTAACCTGGCTTTCATCGCTGACGGAAATCAGCGACAGGCCGAGATGGAGATCCTATACCAGGATCAACTGAAGCAGATCGTGGAAAAGGGCCTGAACGACCGTCGCCAGATCGAGCAGAATTTCTCGAACGAGAGGGGCTTTTCTCAGCAGGAACGCTATCAGCTCGAGCAGGCTCAGGTGGCGGCACAGAATCAGGCGATCCTGAATGCCCAGCTCAACTATCAAATGAAGTCCCAGGGCGTCTGGGGGGCTTATGTCCAAAGTACAAAGGAAAAGCTCGCGGACGTCGGGAACTATATCAAGCTTACATTGGTCCAGGGGATTGGATCAGCTCTCGCCAGCGTAGGCGGTGCGCTTGCCAGGGGCGAGGACGCATGGGTCGCGTTTCGGAATAGCTTCCTCGGGATCCTCGGGGATATTGCCATCAATATGGGGAATATGTTTATCGCCATGGGTATCGCGAACCAGGCTATCCCGATCTTCGGTAACATAACCGGGGGCGCAGCTATTGCCGCAGGTGCGGCTCTCGTCGTTCTCGGCGGGTTGCTCAAGGCGTTCGGCGGTGGGGCAGGTGGCGCTGCAACGGCTGGCGGTGGTGGCGTCGGGGCGAGCTCCTCGACCACTCCAGAGGCTCCGGCATTCGATGCCACAGCCATGGTCGGAGAGGGCGCTGTACGGGCTCCTCAGACAGTCGTTAACTTCCAGGTGATGGGCGACATCCTGGACAGCTCAGACACTCAGAATCGGATCGTAGCGCTTCTAAACGACGCCATTGACTCGAAGGGCGCAGTCGTTAGGGGGATGGCTTAAATGGCTTTGCTTACTCGCTCGAAGTTTTATTTTGGGGTCCAGATTGATTCAGATAATAACATCCTTGATATCGACGAAGGAACGGGAGTTGTATCTGTCGCTCTTGCTGTTAAGGCTTACGCCCCCAGCGAGCTCGCAGTCGCTCTCTCTTCGGCGCTGAACTCATCTGGATCCCTCACTTACACCGTTACTCTCAATCGCACCACACGGCTCTTGAGAATCACAGCCAGTGGGACATTCTCGATCCTTCGATCGTCTGGACCGAATAGCGCCTCCAATATCTATTCGCGCCTGGGCTTCGCCGGGTCTGGTGATCTCACTGGCTTCAGTCAGTACGACGGGACCACGGCGATCGGGTATTCCTACGAGCCTCAGTTCTACCTACTCGACTACGTGCCACTGGACCATAACGTCAAGAGCGTGAAGGCCTCGATCAATGAGACCGGGTCGGGAGCGGTCGAGGTGATCCGGTTCGGGACCAAGCGCTACATGGAGTGCTCGATGGATTTCATCACTGACCGGAAGTTCATCGGTGACGACATCTGGACTAGCAACTTGACTGGGGTCGCTGACGCGCTTCGGTTCATGGGCTTTGCCATCGAGAAATCGACCATCGAGTTCATGCCTAACGGATTAGACGTTGCGAACTATTCGAAGCTGGTTTTAGAATCCACGGAAAGCGACTCGCAGGGTACGGGCTTCAAGCTGTTGGAAATGATCGACTACGGCGAAGGACTTTACCGCACGGGGCGCCTAGTCTTTAGGGAGGTTCTGTGAGCGTAATCAACGGGCAGAAAGCGGACGCGGCGACATTTAACGCGGCCTTCGCATCGAAACAAGACGATAACACCATGTTCGGAGTCCAGACGCTCAGCGAGGCCGGAAGCGGTGCGACCGTTTCGAACGTCCAGCAGGCGATCAACGACGTGATTGCGTCCGATGCTCTGAAGATCCCACTGTCTCAGAAGGGCGCAGCTAACGGCGTGGCCGAGCTCGGGGTGGACGGGAAGGTCCCGGCGGCTCAGCTTCCGTCCTATGTCGACGACGTGATCGAGGTGGCCACCTTCGCAGCACTCCCGGTGACTGGTGAGACCAGTAAGATTTACGTCACGCTTGATACTAATTACTCCTATCGGTGGTCAGGATCCACCTACGTCTTTATCGGTCGCCCGATCGTCAACACGGACGAGCTCGCGGAAGGGACCACGAATCTTTACTTTACCGATGGCCGGGCCCAGGGTGCGGTGGTCACTCAGGTGATCACTAACGGCGTCATTGATAAGGCCCCATCTGAAGATGCGGTCTTCGATGCACTGGCGCTCAAGCTGAACACCGCCGACTTCGGGACCAGCTTCGACACAGCCTTTGGGCTCAAGGATACGGACGACTTGGGCGAGGGGACGACGAACCTATACTTCACTGACGGACGCGCCCAGTCTGCAACGATCACTCAAACCATCACGAACGGGGTGGTGGATAAAGCTCCATCATCAGACGCGGTCTACGATGCCCTGACTCCTCTGATCTCTGGCCTGTCAGGCAAACAGCCTTCGATCCAGTTCAAGGATGAGGGCGTGAACCTTGGATCTGCCGGGGGGGTAAACTCGATCGACTTCGTCGGTCCCGGAATCGAGGCCACACTGGTCGGATCTGCTATGACCGTTACGGTTAACGCCACTGGGACTGGTGGAGGTTGGACTTCCTACATTAAACTAGATTTATTCCCTGATGCTTCTGTGCCCATTGATTCAACAAAGGGTCAGCAGAAGTGGCTGATACAGAGCGCGTTCGCTTCTGGCACTCAGCTAAGCGCTCTTTCTTTTGGATCAATTCCTCCAGCAGATGGCTCCATGATTCGTCTTATCGGCAACTCTGATACAAGCTGGATTGAGGTTTTGAATAATGACGCCGCTAATGGCTGCATCTTAAACGGAAGCCCGGCTCGGATTCTCAAGTATCACGTGATGGATTTTGTTTACGATGCTACTCTCGCTCGGTATATCGAAGTGAACAGGAACTTTTAAGGGGTAAAGAATGGCACTGAATAGTAACTTTCGGACACTGACAGCAGACAACATCGAAGGCCTGGTCGATAATCGTAACTACCTAAAATCGAGCTTCGAGAACGGAACGATCCAGGGCTGGACCGAGATGGCGGTCACGCTCACCTCTGGGCTCCCGACCGGGACGCCTACGATCTCATCGACAGCCGCCGCATCTATCGCGCTGTCGGCTACTTCTATCACTCCGCTCTCTGGCTCGCGCTCGCTTCTAGTTACTGGCGCTGCCGGATGGACCGCAGGCCAGGGCTTCATCTCCGACGAGTTTACGCTTGATCGGATGGATCTCGGCAAGCCTCTGACCGTTACATTCGACTATGAGCGGGTGACCGGAACGCTTAACTTCTCAGGCACTCTCGGATCTCAGACCTTGATGGTCTACATCTACGACGCAACTGCTGGCGGCGCTAACTGGATCCAGCCTGCTGGCTTCCTCGGCATGAACCAGTCGAGCGGTCCGGGTCGTGTGACTGCTACTTTCCAAACTAGCGTTGTCGCTGGCCAGAAATATCGTATTGCCGTTATTGCTTCTCAGGCTGTTGGCTCCGCTTGCTCGCTTGAGTTCGATAACTTCACCTGCTCTCGAGTGACAGCCCCCATCGGCCCTGTCGTGACGGATTGGGTGAGCTATACTCCGACCGGGTCGTGGGCCAATACAACTTACGCAGGTATTTGGCGCAGGGTTGGCGACACCATGCAGGGCCGAGTCAGGCTTCAGTGTTCTGCTATTCCAACAAACACTCAGCTTACCGTTAATTTGCCGGCTGGATACACTGTTGATCTTTCAAAATATCCCTCCTCTCAGCCCGCAACGGTGGGTCTTGCTTATGTGGAAGATTTTGCCCTGACCGGATACGATGGGTTTACATTTGTTTTTAATGCCACCTCTATTGGTGTAAAGGTGGAAGATTCTGCCGCCGGATATGCTAGAAGCGCCAACATAACCGGAAACGCAATTCCGTTTGCTTGGAACAACCAAGATTACATCGTTTTGGATTTCAGCGTAATTATTGCGGGATGGTCCTCCTCGGTGCAAATGTCAAACGACACCGACACTCGGGTGGTGGCGGCTTCTATTTACGGCGTAGGCGCAACCGTACCTGTTGGAATTGTTAATTTTCAAACAATTACTGCCGACACTCACGGGGCTTATAGCGCTGGAGTTTACCGATTTCCAGTAAGTGGTCTTTATAGAATTTCGGTTAACGGATTCAAAACTTCTGGCGTTACCTCTGACTGTTATTTAAGAATCAACGGTGTTGACGTTAGCTTGATGACAACCGCTTCCACTGGTGGAACGCAAGGATCCGGAACCCTTGTCACTAAACAGAACGCAGGAGATACCGTTGCTATCTATAACAATACGGCAACATGGACTCCTGCATCTAATAATTGGCCGTGGCTTTCCATCGAGCGACTCTCCGGCCCGTCCGTGGTGGCGGCGAGCGAGACGGTGGCAGAAATCAGAGAGAACAGGGCAGGAAGCGTTATTGGAACATCTACGACCAAAATTTCATACCCAACTGTAATCAAAAGCACACATTCAGCATGGGATTCAGTAAACAATAGGTTTGTTGCCCCTGTGTCTGGTACTTATAGCGTTTCTGTTATTGCACAAGGAACATCCGCAGGATCAGAGCGACCATTTGAAATTTATGCGACAGTAAACGGATCAGCGTCGTGGTCACTGTCTACGGTAAAAAGAGAGCCGAATGTCGCAAGTACATTCGGTGCATATGGAGACAGATACACAAACAATATGTCGGGACTTATTCCAATGAACGCTGGAGACTATTTGGAGGTTTTTGCAATATCTCCAAACGGAAACCTAGGCCTCTATCCTTTAGCTGGAACAAACAAGATTTCTATCATTCGAGGCGGCAATTAAACCATGAAAAAAGTAATCATTAAAAACAAAGAAGGACAACAAACTCACGGCGCAGAAATGCTCGATCCTCAAGCGTGGATCGCTGACGGTGTCGCAGGTAACTGGTGGGGCAAGCCCGAGCGGTGGGTGCTTCACAAGGACGAGCCGATGGCCGAAGGCTACGACGAGGACGATGTTCTTGAAGAGCGCACGGTGGAATACTTCCCAGCCATCGACGCCGTTATGGACGACGCTGGCGCCATCGTCCAGGAAGCCATCCCAGCTCGGACGCATCGCGAGGTAAAGCTCCGCGCCGAGTACACCGTGGAAGTCGTTGACATTACAGAGGCCGTGGCGCTGGAAAAGCTGTCGACTGAAGCTCTGCGCTACCTCGAGAGCACGGACTGGAAGGTTCTTCGACACATCAGGCAAAAGGCGCTTGGCATTACGACTAGCATGAATGATGAAGAATACTTAGAATTTGAACTGGGCCGTGTCGAGGCGGCGAACAAGGTGGTGAGATAATGCTTTGCGATCTGATTAAAAATGAAAACGAGCTATATGGATACTCGGCTATGGCTATGAATCAACTGCGTGAGTCAGATCCTGAAACGGTGAAGGCCTATGTTGAAGCTTTTAATTGCGCAAATGAATATATTGGTTTTGTAAATCAGCCGGAAGTTTTGGCCCTTTACTCTCAAGCTGTTCGACTTATCAAGCAAAACAAGAATAGCGAATTTTATAATTATTTTGCGCGTAACTTTTCCTCGCTTCTTTTTGATATTGCAAAAAAGCACGGGAGCGATGAGATCAAAAAACACGGGGAAAAAATGCTCGAGATAAGCATAAATTATCCAAAATCAGACCTTAAAGACGTGAAGTGGGGCGTGGCGTAATGGCAACTTACAGCAATAACACTACAATAAAGTTCAGGCAGGGCGTAACTCTTATCGACAACGCCTCGTACACAATCCCAGCCGGGTGTTATGGGATTATTTCATGGATCATCGTTTCTGGCCCTCTAGACAATGGATTCGGAGGAGGTAGCGCGAGTGTAAAACTAGATGGGTTTACTATTGTAAGTCAATCAAATGGGGTTCCATCAAATCCCGATGACGGTGCGGTGCAGATATATGTTCCAGAAGGAAAGGTTATAACAACAGAAGAAAGCGGCAAGGGTAGCGCCTACGCGCTTGTAACAGTTTTCCAAAACACGCCATGAATAAGATCGACGGAAAAACCTCCATTCCTGTTTTCGTAATCGGTGCGGCGGTTCCGTCTTTCGTTGCCTTTGTTCTCTGGCTCTCCTCGATCAGCTATTCAGCGACAGGAGCCGAGGCTAAGGTCCAGGAGCTCGAGAAGAAACAGGAGGCTATGAGCTCGCTCCTGTTAAGCGTGAAGGAAGACCTTACGCTAATCAAATACAAGCTAAAGATTGAAGGAGACGAGAGTGGAAAATAAAGGCGTTAAGGAAACAAAGGAAGCCCTGGTCGGGTTTATCAAGCTGGCGGCTATGCTGGCAACCGAGTTCAAGGATGGCGTGCAGGCAACAGACATCGCTCCGATCGTGGTTAAGATGCAGTCCGAGCCTCTGAAGTCAGCTCTTCTGGACGCCTATAACGGGATCGAGGAAGTCCCGTCTGAACTGAAGGACGTTAGCCTGGGCGAGGCGCTGAGCCTGGTTCCTGAGCTGATCGACGCGGTCGGCGAGCTCGTCAAGGCGGTGAAGAAATGAACGCCATCCTGTCAGTCATTAAAGCTATCCCCACCGCTCTCTCGATCATCCAGGCCCTGGTCGGTCTGGTAAAGTCTCTCCGCGAGATGGCTCACAAGAAGGCCGTGGAAGACATGGAAAAGGCTGTCACGAAGTCCGAGGTGAAGGAATCCCTCGAAGATGTTTCGCGCAATCCTTGAGCGCGTACCGTTCCCTCTGACGCTGGCCCTGGCAGGGTGTAACGAAAGCCCTGACGCCAGCCTGTGCGTGATCTATTCAGACGATCCGAAGCCTGTGGTCTTCTGCCAGAACATGAAGACAGGAGAGGCCAGAGAGATCAGCCTGAAGGAGTCCCATAAGTTTTACGCCATGAGCCCAAAGGACTACGAGACGGTCAGGGCCTGGCATCGTAAGGAGTGCCTGACGAATGAGTGAGCAGATGCCGAAATGGTTAGAGATCGCCAGGAAGGAGCTCGGCCAGGCTGAGATCAAAGGCTCGAAGCATAATCCTCGCATTATCGACTACCACTTCGCCACTAGCCTCAAGGCCACCGAGGACGAGGTCCCGTGGTGTTCGAGCTTCGCGAACTGGTGTCTAAAGCAGGCCATGATTAAGGGGACCGGATCCGCAGCCGCTAGGTCCTGGCTCGATTGGGGACATAAGATCGAAAAGCCCGTGCCTGGTACGATCTGTATCTTCCGCAGGGGGTCAGATCCTAAGTCTGGCCATGTCGGCTTCTACGTGGGCGAGGACGATCACACGATCAGCCTTCTCGGTGGGAACCAGGGCGACAAGGTATCGGTGGCAAAATACAAGAAAAGCGAGCTCCTAGGTTACAGGTGGCCGTTTCCGGTGCTACCATCGGCGTAAGGTATGGCCTATCAACTAACGACCAGAGCTAAGAGTTTACTGAACCGGACGAACATCGAGCCGAACGTGGTGATGTGTATCGACGGATACGAGTTCTGCTTCGGCGCTCAGGTTACTGGCGTCTATGCGTTCATCGGACAGCCTGGTCTCGAGATCGGAAATTTTACGATAGGCGGTCTGGCTCCAGATCCTTCGGTGCTCGATTACATCAGCCTAGATGGAACGACCACAAACATCACTCAACAGCTAGACTCCGACAAGGGCGGCTCGAGCTCGACGCAGACCATGAAGATCCGGGTGGTGGATTTCGAGCAGACTGTTACTAAGCTCATCTCGCCAGGCTACGACGTCGACGACGTTCTTTATAGAGACTGTACGATCTATCTCGGGTTTAAGGATGGCGCTTTCCCGGAAGACTATATCGACCTGTTCGTCGGTAAGATCCAGATGATCGAGTCGGGCGCTGGCTTCGTCGAGTTTACGATCGCTCACCCGGAGGATCTGAAGCGCTCCGAGGTGTATCCTCTGATCGAGACTGAGCTTGATGGTCGGGCAGACTATAAGTCGGTAAAGGTCCAGAACCTGTTCTATACTCAGCGCGGAGATGTAGACGGTACTGTCGAAATCCGTTACCTGCAAAGCCCGTTCATCGGCGACACGGCGGTCGTATCCACATCTGGGAACCTGATCACGGTCCAGATCGAGTCGTCTGTAACGAAACACAAAACCATCAAGAAGGCCATCGAGGGGAGCCTGGACGCTTCCTTACTGGTAACGGTCAAGGCTGACGGAGACCAGAACGCGGTCGCGCTGGCTCAAGGGATCACGCCTCTCAGCGTCCCGACAACGCTCAAGCTCAAGTCAGTCGAAGGCCTGCTCGTCAGTCAGACTCCTCTGGTCCGCACCTTCGTTCGCGTGGACGATGAAATTATCGAATACACTGCGATCGACACGGGATCGAATGAGCTACTCAACTGCACCAGAGCGGCGCTCACTAGCTTCGGATCCGTCCACGAGGACGAGGCTTCGGTCTCTTCCATGTATATGATCGGCGACGGAACGGCTGACTCTAACGCTATTGATCTCGCCCTTCAGATCATGATGTCCAATCCAGAGCAGTCGGTCGTGGAAGCTCAGGGTGATCTTCAGTTCTACAACTTCGGCGGTCTTGAGAACTATCCGAATGGCCTGCTCGTTACTGGCGTGGATCTCGTTCGCGAGAAGAACGTCCAGATCGGTGACACTGCCACGATTTACGATTCGGGTATTCCTGGAAACATCATCAACGCACCGATCGAAGACATCGAGGTGATTGACCTTGGAACGATCCTTTACATTGAAGGCGCTTCGTTCACCACTGAGCCGAGCAGTCCGGCGAAACTTGATATAGCTAGCCAGTATAACGTGCTTCCAGACGGTATCGGAATGAGTCCGAAGCAAGTGGACATCGCCAGGTTTCTCGAGCTGAAGAAGAAGTTTCCATCTATGCTCCCGACCTTGCAGATTTACCTTCGCGAGACGATGAACGTGAAGGACTTCATCCAGAAGGAGCTCTTTATCCCGTCCGGGATGTATGCTCTTCCACGTAAGGGTAAGTCTTCGGTCGGCATCCTGGCCCCACCGCTTTACGAATCTGACTCGAAGATCCTGACTCTCGACAACTTGAAGGATCCGCAGAAGATCAAGACCAGCCGATCGGTGAACAAGTATTTTTACAATGCAGTAGTGACTAAGTACAACGAAGACTCGGTCGAGGCTGATAAGTATCTTAATCAGAACATCGTGCTCTCGGCTATCTCGACTGCCAGGGTAAAGGCTCCGACTAGACCGCTGACCGTGATCGCCAGGGGCGTCCGTCCTGGTGGGGTGAATGAAGAGATCATACGCAGGAACTCGAAGCGCTATCTCGATCGCTATCAGTTCGGCGCCGAGTGGATCCCGGTCGAGCCAGACTTCAAGACTGGCTTCGGTGTTGAGATCGGCGACTCGATCGTGTTCGGTGAGCCTGCACTCCAGGTGTCCGATACTTCGAGCGGAACCAGGGACTTCAGGCCTCGCGTGTTCGAGGTGGTGAATAAGGATTTCGACTGGCGCGCTGGCCGGGTCAGGCTTCAGATCGTTGACACGAACTACTCGACAGGGGTCCGTTATGGGACATGGGCTCCGGCTTCTAATATTGTCGAGAAGGTGAGCTCGACGCAGATCAAGCTCGATCCTTCGTTCGGATCTGAGTCCGAAGCTGAAAAGTGGTCTCCATATCTGAACCGGACGGTCAGGATCAGGTCTTATGACTTCTCTCAGAGCCAGAATGTAAAGCTCGTTTCATTCGATCCGGCTGATCCGTTGATCGCGACCGTTAGCCCAGCGATTACGCTTTCAGGCTCTCCGGCTGTGGTGATCGACTCACTCTCGAGCCCGTCATCCGACACGCATCAACTTAACATCGGGACGTCTGGAATAGCGGCTTATGAGATCGGATTTGAGACCGTGGTCTGCTCTCCTCTCCAGCGATTCACCATGATCGGCTCTGAAATCTCAACCGTGAGCTTCGTATATAACAAGACCGTGGAGGGATCTGTTCCGGGGTCGGCTTATTATGAGGCTGTCATTTACAAGCTCTCAGGGAATCTACTCGAGACGATGACCGACTCGCCAGACGTGGCGAACACTAATTCTCCCGTGGCTATCTCTGATCCAATCGTGGCTTCGGCTATCTCTTACGGAACCGATCAGACCATGACCTTCAGCTTACCGACCATAAGCCTGGTCGATGGTGACGAATACGCGATCGGTCTTAGAATTAGAATGGCGTCTCTAGATGTCGACTATGCGAACAGCATCGGAACTAGGCTTTTCCTTCAGTACATTACTGGGCGAACGAATCAGCCGACAATTCTCAAGAACGTCGGCAATTATTATTTATCAGCTCCGTTCGCGGCTCCTGCGTCCTACCCTTATTTTAAGATGAAGGCAGAAGGCGGCCAGGCTTTCGATTTCTCAAATGCGATTCTCGACGTGCCGAACTACGACGAGCTCAACACCTCGAATGATTCGCTTTACAAGGCCCTCCATCCGTTCTGGAATTGTAGCGCGGAGGTATCGGCTACCATAAACGAAGAAGAGTTCGAGGTCTCCGCTGGCGATCTTCCTAAGTTCTTCGTGGGGGCTACCATCCGAGTCTTCGCTCCTGACTACTCTCAGGACACAAAAGAGATCCAGCTCAGGGTGAAGGAGATCGTCGGGAATATAATCGTACTGAATAGCTCGATGGGATTCTTCCCATTGCCTGGCTACCGGGTCGAGCTGATTGGCTTTGCGTCCGATCAGGGGACGCCGTATGTTTGGGTTTAAGGAAAGGTAAATATCATGGCAGAAGTCACACCTATCAAGCAGCTTATCCTCGTTGAAGAAGTAGAAACCGGGGCCTCAGCATCTGAAGCGACCATGACGAAGATCGCCGGGTCCGTGAACCATGCGGTCTCGAAACAGTTCATGAGCTGCGCCTTCAATCTGCACGGTCCTTACTGGATTACGCCAGTGCCGGACTCGAACGTGGACATCGAGTGGATCGCGCCGTGCGCCATGGAAATCGTGAAGATCCATTTCTACCACAAGGAAGCCGGGGCGTCTGGGACCTGCGAGGTGGACGTCCTGAAGTTCCCTCTGGCCGGAGGCTCGAGCTCGATCTTCTCCACCAGGCCATCTATCTCCTTCTCGGCTGGAAACGCTGTCCGGGTCATCACTGACTACTCCGGGACGACTCCGACCGACGTGAACCTCCCAGCAGGATGTACCGCCCCAAGGCTCGCCAGCGTTACGGTCGCCGAGAACGACGTCCTCAAGATTAGCTTCATCCAGAAGCAGGGCTCGAGCGCCGAAGGGGTTGGGCTTCATCTCATCATGCGCCCCGTTTGACCTATAACGGCCCTGGCTGTCGATTTAAGCGATTTAGTTGATCGGCGAATGGCCGAGGCGCTACCTGGGCTAGGATCGCCTATAAACCATTTTAGAGCGTTCCGTGGTTTCCGCTTTAATTCTGGCGGTCACTAGTGTACAAAAGCAAACGGCCCGACTTTAGCGAGTCGAGCCGTCTTTGGCAATCTTGCCGGAGAGTAAGCAAAGAGTAGGGCTTTGCTGATGGGAAAGGTACCATCGAGCTCAGCTCTCTTCAAGGGGATTCATCATGAGCAGACTCCGATGGTTTAAGCATTACAACGATGCCCACGAAGGGCAGACGATCGCACAACTATGGGCCGAACCTGGTGGGGGTGAGGTGGTCGGTTTTTACTGGACCATTCTTGAGATGGTGAGCCGTTGGGAAGACCAGGAAAAGCGCGGTAGCTGGTGTGCAAATCTTTCAATTTTCAAGTCCAAGCTCGGCATGAACCGACAGAAAAGTCGCAAACTTCTTCAAAAGATTTCAGAAACTTTTCAGATGAAAGTTTTTTGGAAATCTGATGAAAGTTTCGAACTTTTTGTTCCTAAGTGGCTGGAATTACAAGAGACCAGGGGGGGCAAAAGAGAAGCAAAGATTGAGCAAAGTGCCGGGAGAAGAGAGAAGAGAGAAGGGAGAAGAGAGAATAATACTACTATGTCGGCCAAAGAGCCCGACGGTGTGAGCTCTGTTTCGGAGGCTGATGAGGGTGAGTTCAACCTCGAGGCCATCTACGAAGCCTACCCTCGCAGGAAGGGCGACCAGCGCAAGCAACTGGGCCTCAAGCGACTCAAGGCCATCATCAAGACCGACGACGACTTCCACCTTGCAATGCGGTCCGTCAAAGGTTACAAGGCCCACCTCATGAGTCAAAACAAAGTAGGCACCGAGTTCGTGAAAATGTTCGCGTCGTTTTGGGACAGCCTTGGCGACTGGAAGTCCTGGGCCGAGAAGGAGCAGCGCAAGTCAGGCGCCGAGATCACGGACGACCTGATCATCAAGGCCTTCGGTTACATCCCTGGAGGCGTCGATGCTTAACATCCAGGGCGGCTTCGAAGTGTTCCAGTCGGCCAGCCTCGAGATCGTGAACCCACCGAAGGGTTACATGATCAACGCCTGGCCCTTGTTCAGCCAGTACACCGGGGGGCTTAGGCTTCACGAGTTCACCATCTTTTGCGGAGCGACCGGATCCGGCAAGACTCAGTTCTTGGCTAACCTGGTCTGCCACCTCACAAAGCAAAAGGTGAAGTGCTTTATCGCATCTGTCGAGACCGGGCAGAACGACTTTGCTCGCCGGATGATGAGCGCCGCCGGGCGAACGGATTTTAATTCCGGCCATGCGATGCCTATGGAAAAGTTTAGCCCCACCATCAGGGCGAATGAGCACATGCTCGAGCATACGATCTTTTCCACTCACGACAACCGGATCGACGTTCTCGAGATGGTCCAGACGCTTCAATACTTGAACGAGAAGAAAGGCGTCGAGGTCGCTGTGCTCGATAACCTGAACTTTTTTCTAAAGCCCACCAAGGCAAGCGACACGCTGATCGAGATGGACGAGGCGGTCCATGCGTTCGTCATGCTGGCGAAGAAGATACCGATTCACATCTTCATGGTTATGCACCCGAAGAAGACCGAAGGTGGCAAGGTGCTTTCAGAGTTCGACATCAAGGGAAGCTCGACTAGCGTCCAGGAAGCGAGTAATGTGCTCCTGTTCAACCGACTCAACGAAGACGAGATGACCGGGAGCTTTTCGCCTTTGACTCGCGAGCTGGTGTTCAAAAAGATCCGAAAGCGTGGCGCGTTCGTTAACAAAAAGTTTTACATGGATTTTAATCAAGGAGCTTACGATGAACTGGAAGACAGAACTTCACAAGATAACGGTGGGATTCAACCGACTCGCAAAGCTCCAGGAAGAGGAAATAAGTTTTTCGGGCCTGATCTGTAACGCCTGCGGATACCAGCACAGGCGCGAGCTCGTGGCCGATCAAGACCTAAGCGAGTCCATGGTCGCCATGAAGCGAAAGCTTGAGCAGTCGATGGAATACAAGAAGCGCATGAAGGAACAACGGAGCATGATTCCATTCAAGGCTCAATCTGGCGCGTGGGTTTATTACTGCGGAAAGTGCGCGAAGGCCAAGGCTATCAGTTCTAATAATAAGCTTGAATGGGATTTCTGATGTATTGTCCGGGCATGAACAACAAGATCGACCACGAAAAGATTGAACAGGTGAAAGCCATGCTTCGCGATCCACTGGTAGCGCAGGCCTGGCACATTTACTACTCGATGGAGTATTCCAAAGGGTGGAACTCGAAGGCGTTCCTTGAGGCCAGGGAACGAGCATGGAGAAACTATTGCCATTACCGAGATCTGTATCTCGGCATCAAGGTGGCAGAACTGGACGCTAAACTAAACTGAAAGGAAGCGAAGCAATGGAAAACAAAATCAAGCTAAGTGGAAAAGCGCTTTACGTGAAAGAGCGCACAGCGAAGACCGGGATGATCATTACCAACTTCATGGTTGAGTGCCAGAACGCAGAAGGTTACACCTCGAAGATCCCGGTGACTGGCTTCGGCATCAACACGAAGATCGTCGACGGAGACCAGGTGACTGTCTTCGGAAGCCTTCGGAACGCTATGATCAAGAATCCAGATCCAGCCGCTAAGAAAGACTTCCGGCTCGAGGCGATCGCTGACCGGATCGACGTCCTCAGTGCCGACGTTCCGTTCTAATCTTTTCCAGCACCGTGTGAGCCGAGCGGTTAATGATCGGCCAACTTTTACAACAGGATGGGAGGCTCCTCATGTTCGACGAATATACAGATGGATTTAACGCAGGATTTGACTTCGCTCACACTGGCCCGGCCTTGAAGAAGCTCGAGGCCGAAGCAGAAGAGCGCGGATTCCGCAAGGCCGTGACTGATCGGGATTATCTCAGGATCCACAGGCAACGCATGGAGATCATCCTGGACCAGGTGGAAGATCAGACTTTCGACGTTGTGCTGAAAGCATTCTCCGAGTTCGGGCTTTTCAACACTGAGAGCGGTCAGGGGAACAAGGGAGGCGCGATCCATGAATGGCTTCGCGTGAACCGGGATCGGATCCTGGCTGGCGGGTATCCTGTGCGGATCAAGGCAGAAGGAGCTGAGTGATGACACCGACAGAAACGCACATTGATGCGCTGATGGAAAAGATTGAAAAGCTCGAAGCCGAAAACGCCCGACTGAGGGAGGCGTTGGAGTTTTATGCTGATAAGGCGTGGATAAATATCAAAATGCCATATCTTACCGAAGTTGATTTCGACGATGTGTCAAAACCATTTCTAGATCAAAAGCCAATGGGTGGCCGCCGTGCCCGTGAAGCGTTGAATTACCTGCGGAAAGGTGGGCAGTGATGCTTATTACCAAAGACTATCTGGAATCATTGAACCCCTGCAAAAATCGTTTTGATCACTATTTGACTTGTTATTCAAACTGGCAAGGTACGCTTGAAGCGTTTCTTGCTTTACCAGAACTTACTCATGAGGATAAAAAATGGGTGTTTGTTCGGTCGATTGATAAAGACAAGCTGCGTTTAGTAGCTGCCGACTTTGCCGAAAGAGTGTTGCACATTTACGAAAGCAAATATCCAAACGATGATCGTCCGAGAAAGGCAATAGAGGCCGCAAGAAAAGGTGCTACTGCTACTGCTGCTCATGCCGCTGCTGATGTTGCTGCTTATGCTGCTGATGCTGCTGCTTATGCTGCTAATGCTGCTGCTTATGCTGCTAATGCTGCTGCTTATGCTGCTGATGCTGCTGCTTATGCTGCTAATGCTGCTGTTAGAAAGGAAGAAGAACAAGCTCAGATTGAAATAATGAAAAAGTATGCCCGTGAAGCGCTGAAAGGCGAAGCTACGAAAGGCGCGGAGTGATCTGTGAACAAGAAGAAAAAACCGCTCTGCGTGTATGCACTCAAAAGAAACGGAAAGCCATACCGATGGATGGTGCGGACGGTTGTCAAAGGCGAGCCCGTTTATCTCGGATGCTACGAGAGCATGGAGAAGGCGGTCGAAGCCTGGAACAGATACGCGGTTAAGAATGGAAAGCAAGTGACGAGCATTGAGGCGCTCACTGGATAAGGATTAAGAATTGCCTGGCATGGTGCCGGGCTTCCCTCGAGTCGGAGTTTAACCTCGGATGGCTACAATAACGCAGCCTCCGGCTCGAGGGCTTTCAATTTATGAACATGGAAACGGAAACGATGGTCGAGCTCTTTTGGATTTTCTTTTTATCTGGCGGCTCATTCGCGCTCGGTGCGATGCTTGTCGCCTGTGGCCTGAGATGGGCCGGGGAGGTTCTATGCAAAAAGTAAAACACGCGCCGTCATGCCTTGGCTGGATCTGCACCTGTGGCGCTGATAAGGCTGATAGCTCTTGTGCTATCCAGGTCGAAGCCTCATCATCTCAGCGTGGCCAAGGCGAAACCAAAACCGCATACTGACACGATCATCAAGGGACTGAGCGAAGCAGTCAACCGGGACATGATCGCCCAGGTTAAGCGCGAGGCCTACGAACTAGGGAAGCGCGAAGGGTTCCAACTTGCCATTGCCCTAGTCGACGAGGAAGTCGGGGAGTGTGAGTGTCGCATGGAGGACTCGATGCTCATCATCTGTTCGTCGTGCCAGTCCGAGCCTGTGTTGACCTTTTTGATTGAGATGAAAAAACACATCTTCTAGGCCCGATCCTATTAGGTTTAATAATTACCCGGAGCTAGGTTTAACTGGTAAAGTCCAGGCATCAACAAACACGACCGAAGCGAGGCGGTCATTCTATGTACATTCCCTTTTCCGATTATCGTTCTCTTCCAGGAATTAACGCCAGCCTTCTCAAGGCCTGCGCTAACGGGCTCTGGTCTGGCTGGCAGTCGCTCCATGTCGAGCGCGAGCCATCCGATGCGATGAAGTTCGGCACGGCTTTGCACGCCTACTTTCTCGAAGCCGATCGGTTCGGCGACCTGGTGGCCGTGAGCCAGAAGTTCGACCGTCGCACCAAGGCCGGGAAGGAGGCCTCCGAGGCTTTCGAGGCTCAGGCATCTGGCAAGACCGTCATCACTGACGAGGAGCTCGAGCAGATCAAGCGGATGCATCGTCGCGCCGCCGAAATCCTGGAGTTCTCATCCCTGCTCGGGACCGGGCTCAAGGAGTTCACCATCTCGGGCGAGATGCCAGCCGGTGCGATCAAGGGAAGGCTCGATCTCATGTCCCAGGACGGAAGCGTGATCGTGGACATCAAGACCACGCGCTCGGCTGATCCGGCGCTGTTCGCGAAGGACTTCCTGAATCTGCACTATGACGTGCAGTTTCTCCATTACGCGAATTTGGCGCGGATCCATAATCCGAAGCTGGCAAGCGTTCCGAAGATGCTGGTCCTGGCCTGCGAGACAGGATCCGGCGAGGTAGCGCTGTACGACGTGACCGACATCAGCACACGTGAAAAGGCTGTAGAGAAGTACTGGCGCGCCTTCGATACAGCGCTTGAGCTTGAGCGTACGCCAGAGTGCCCGGATAAGTTTCCGAGATTCGCCGTACCATTAACCGCACCCAGCTGGGCATGAAGGAGGCGACCATGAAGAACATCGTGAAGGCATTACTTGAAGCACAGAAGAAGATCGAGAACGCTCGGAAGAACGCTAATAACCCACACTTCAAAAGCAGATACGCCACGCTCGAGGCTGTCCTGGATGCGGTGAAGGTCGAGCTGAACCAGAACGGGATCGTCATCGCCCAGACCTGTGGCAAGGATCCAGAGGGCCACTTCGTCGAGACTAAGCTGATCCACGAATCTGGCGAGCAGATCGAGAGCAGGATTTACCTGGTCCTCGAACGCCAGACCATGCAGGGCTTCGGTTCAGCTCTCACCTATGGCCGCAGGCTGGGCCTTGCTTCCCTGGTGGCACTCGGAGCCGAGGAGGACGACGACGCTAACAGGGCCGAGCGTGAAGCGCCTAAGCCTGTCCAGGCAAGGCCAGCGCAAAGGCCGATCCAACAGAAGGCCTCCGGTCCTTCGTGGGATGATTTCAACAGATAGCGCCAGCAGGCCAGGGAATAGCCTGCTACTCTCGCGGCGCTGGTCGGGGCGGTTGACTTCGGTTGACCGCCCTGATTTACTTCAGGCCATGTCATCACAGCCGGAAAAGCTTATCGAGAACCAGATCCTGACCTACCTTTTCAAGCGCGGTATCTTCGCCTGGAAGAATCAATCGGTCGGCATTTACGATCCAGTAAAGCGGATCTATCGGAAGAATAATAATCCATTCCACATCAAGGGCGTGTCGGACATTCTCGGCATCCTTCCCGGTGGACGGATCCTGGCTATCGAAGTGAAGACTGATAAGGGGCGAGTGAGCCCGGAGCAGCAGTTCTTTATTCAGAAAATAAATGATCGAGGGGGTCTTGCATTCGTGGCTCGGTCGATATACGACGTAGAAAAGGAACTCGCTAAACATGACTCAGGCAATACTTCAGGCCCTTGATTCTAACGATCCGCTGGTCGCTGTGGGCTTTATGATCTTCGTGTTTTTCATGCTCGTCTTCGGCCTGGTTACACTGATCGGCCTGTTCTTAATCGCATCCGACAGGAGCCACCGCCATGATCGCCATCGTTGAAAAGATTATCGGCTTCCTCGACAGCCTACTGTCTAGGTTCCTCGCAACGCTCACGGACTCCCCCCAGACCGTGGGCGCTGCAAGGAGAACTAAAACCAACAAACGAAAGAGAAAGAAAATGCCAGCAAACAAAAAAGTAGCTAAGAAAGCAGTAACCAAAACCATTAAAGCCAAGAAGGCCAAGAAGACTGTAAGCAAAAAGAAGAAGTAAGTTTCGTCGGCTCCCATCCGATGAGCGAGGCCAGGACCAACACCATGCGTGTTCCTTTCAATGGTTCTGGCCTTTTCTTTTCTTCGGGCTATGCTGTCAGAAGGATGGGGGTGATCGAGCGTGGTGTTCTATTGCGAAGAGTGTGGCATGACGAAGACTGGCGACCAGGTGATCCGAAAGATTTACACCTGGGTATGCGCGGACTGTCGCTCGATCCTGATGGTGGTCTCAGATGAACGGAAGAAAAGCCTTAACTAATCACTCCCACGGAAGCCTGAAGTCTTCGCTCGGTACACTCATCGGGACCATAAAGCTCGCTTTCCTGACTTTGTTAACCTTCTTCGGCGCCATGATTTTCTTATCCGATAGCCTCTCTTGATCCATGAGGTCGCCACACCAGCACCGTTTCTGCTTCACAATCCACATCCCGGAATCGTACCCGGCTGCGGTCCGGCAATAGGTCTTACACTCAGCGTCCCGGACCTGGTCTAGGCTAAAGCATACTGCCACGAGCAGGACGAGCGCCTGGGCCCATGGCCTCACTTCTTCCGCTCCCGGTAGTAAGTTAAAAGCCGATCGGCGTCCTTGATCATCGTGCGACCGTATTTCCCGAACAGCTCGGCGAACCACTCTTCGACCTGGTCGTCGTCTAGCTGGAGCTCATGAAACGAGAGCTCGTGCTGATAGGCATGGATCAGCTCGTGGAGGATCGTCTCCGAGTTCATGCTCGAGCGCCTGATGTGGATCTTCCTATCGTCCAGCATGGCGATCCCGTGCGTCTCACCAAATCGAGCGTTGTGGATCTTATCGGTGCGGACGGTGATCTTCCATTTCTTATTCACTACCTTCACGATCATAGAGACCTCCTCAGAAGCTGATAAAGCGCGGGCCGTATTCGTCGATGAGACCGATCCCTGTCGTCCAGTTATGGATCCGTTGCGGACGGTAGGAGAGGGCTTTCGAATAGGGGTCGCCGATGAATCCGGCGTTAAGCTCCCAGAAGGTCTCGCCATTATAGCTCCGATAATTAACCCCGCCACGGTGAGAGTGACCGCACACGACGTTGCAGTTGTTAAAATCACGGTGCGCGCCCAGCTTCGAATAGTGGCCGTGGATGAACAAGATCCCGTTGATGTAGAGTTCCTCGGTCGGGTCATGGATTGTCGTCACTCCTTCGAAAGTCATTCTGGATCGGATGGCCTGGGCGATCAGGTGTTCTCCCTCTGGGCACTTCTCGACGATGCGCTTGAGTATTCTCGCGTCATGGTTGCCCATGAGCTGGAAGCATTTCGCCTTCGGTGCTACCTGCTGGAGCGTCTTCCAAAAGTCCTCTGCCATCTCCCTGGACAGATCATCCTCAGCCTTCGGCGTGTAGGTGTTCAGCGACCTGGCAAACTTCGAGGCCGAATACTGGTCGGTAAGATCACCAACCTGGACGATCACGTCCGGCTGTTCCTTCTGAGCGAAGGCGTAGACCATCGAGAGCGCGTTCAGATTTACGAAAGGCAGGTGCATGTCGCCCACGACCATGATCTTCTCGGCGTGGTTAAGCCTGACGACGTTTCTGTGTTCCTGAGAGTAAACGATCTCTTTGATCTTCTCAGGATCATCAATGGCCGGGAATGGATCCTTCTTCTTCGGCTCTTCCTTCTCTACCAGGCCAGCCGCCCTGAGAGCGTTATCCCAGGTCCCGAACAGGATCCCGACCGGGATGCGCGGAAAGATGGCCTGGAAATCCGAGATCATCGGGACGCGCCCCAACTCATGCGCGAGCTCCTTCAGCTTTACGACCACGTAGTGCTTCTGGTCCATGCGTGTTCCCCCGCTCTTAGGGTAAGGGGATCACTAGGAAAAAAAAGCCTACTCTCTCGACTCGGTGCAGTAATGCGTTCGGCTTTGATTCCTGACGAGGATGGTCTAACACTGGAGAGAGAGGCCCCAGTGGGGCTAGCTGGACCGTCCAGTGGAGGAACAGAGCATGACCAACATTCCAGAGATCCATTGTCGCTATGACCGGATGATTCCCATCCATGAGCTGAAGGATCACCCGAAGAACAGGAACAAGCACTCAGACGAGCAGATCGAGCGCCTGGCGAAGCTCTACGAGTACCACGGGATCAGGCATCCCATCATCATCTCCGAGCTCTCAGGCTGTATCGTGGCAGGCCACGGACGGAAGCTAGCAGGGAAGAAGGCGGGCTTCGATTCAATGCCTGTGGTCTACCAGAAGTTCGCGGACGAGACCGCCGAGTATGCGTTCATCCAGGCCGACAACGCGATCGCATCCTGGGCCGAGCTCGACCTGGCTGGAATCAATGCGGACTTGCCAGACCTTGGACCAGACTTTGATCTCGAGATGCTGGGACTCAAGGACTTTACGCTTGATCTGTCGGAGAAGCTCGAGCCAGAGTGCGACGAGGACGAAGTGCCAGACGCCAGGCCAGATCCGAAGGTGGTTCAAGGCGAGGTTTACATCCTTGGGAATCATCGCCTCATGTGCGGAGACTCAACTGCGATCACCGATATCGAACGGCTAATGAACGGCGAGAAGGCCGATATGGTTTTTACAGATCCTCCGTATGGCATGAATTTAGATACAGACTACTCAAAAATGGGGAAATCTGGATTAAAGCACAAACGAGTCATTGGCGATGGAGATGATTTTAAGGCTGAACTAATACAAACTCTATTGGGAATTTTTCAAGATTGTGAAGAGATTTTTTTATTCGGCGCAGATTATTACGCCGAGTTGATTCACGAAAAAAATAATGGCTCTTGGATTGTTTGGGATAAGAGATCACGATCAGAAATTGAAGTGGGAACATTAGACGGTGCATTTGGTTCAGACTTTGAAACTTGCTGGTCTAAAAAGAAACGCAAACGAGAACTTGCGAGAGTGCTTAGGCAAACCGGAGCTTTTTCGGCAAGAGGCGAAGACAGGTCTGTCCATCCAACACAAAAGCCGGTTGCGCTTGTTGAGTGGTTTTTTGAACGCGCAAAAGGTTCAAATATTGTAGACGTTTTTGGTGGGTCTGGATCAACACTAATCGCCTGCGAAAAGACTGGACGAAACTGCTTTATGATGGAGCTTGATCCGCATTACTGCGGAGTAATCCTCGACCGATGGCAGAAGTTTACAGGCAAGAAGGCACACCGGGAAGACGGAGTCGCCTGGGATGAGATCAGAGGTGCGTGATGGCGGTTGAAATCGACAAGAAGAAGCTAGAAGCCTTCATGCGACAGAAGCCGACGCTCCTCGATACGGCTGCGTTCTTCGACTGCTCGGATCGTACCATCGAGCGCTTTATCCGCGACGAGTACGGCGTGAGCTTTGTCGAGTTTCGGCAACAAAAGATGGTCCACACTAGACACGCGCTGATCAGAAAGGCGATCGAGAAGGCCATGGGTGGGGATAACACCATGCTGATTTTTTGCCTAAAGAACCTATGCGGTTGGGCAGATAAGCAAGAAGTGGCTGTCGAGAACGAGGGCGCGATCAAAATAAACATGAACTACGAGCGCAAGAAGAAGGAATGAGTGAAGCAGTCGAACAATACTCCAAGCCCTACTTCAGCGACTTTAACCCGCGAGTTATTCCTTATCAGTCTGATGTCGTCGATTTTCTTGATGACTGGGATTTCGGAACAGGTACGCCTGAGATTCTCTTGTCTGGCAGTTATGGATCCGCAAAGTCTATCCTTATGGCTCATCTGGCCGTCCGTCATTGCGTCGAGAATCCTGGAGCGAGAGTCTGCCTAGCGCGTAAGGCCCTGCCTGATCTGAAGGATACGATCTTCAAGGAGATCCTGGAGCACATCACGGAAGACTTCGTCGAGGGAAAGCACTACAGAGTAAACCACTCGATCGCTAAGGTTACCTGGTGGAACGGATCCGAGATCATCTCGAGAAGCTGGTCGGATAAGAAATACAAGAAGGCCCGGTCTCTCAAGCTGTCCATGGTTGTGTTCGAGGAGCTCACCGAGAATAACGAGGATGACAAGGCCGCCTTCGATACGCTGAAGGCCCGTCTTCGTCGGATCCCAGAGGTGAAGGAGAACATCCTGATAGCTGCCACGAATCCGGACGGGCCAGGCCACTGGGTCTATAAATACTTTTTCGACAGCGAGGCCAGGACTCGAAAGGTGTTCAAGTCGGTAACGACCGATAACCCGTTCCTAGATCCGGTTTACATCGAGCAACTGAAGCAGGACTTGGCTCCTCGAGAGGCCCAGAGGTACATCTATGGCGAGTGGGTCGAGATCGACCAGGATCGGATCTACTCGGCCTATGACGCCGATAAGAACTACCTGAACACCGCCTACCAGGTAAGGCCCCATCTCCCGATCGTGCTCGCGTTCGACTTCAACATCGGCCACGGGAAGCCCATGTCATCGGCGGCTGGCCAGTGGGACGGAAAGGCCTGGCACTGGTTCGACGAGGTGGTCATCCAAGGAGCTCGGACTCAGGACGCTATCGACGCATGGATCGATAAGGGCATCCTGACGCACCGGGCGAAGATACTGGTGAGGGGTGACGCTTCCGGGCAGGCCCGTGACACGCGCTCCATCGTGTCGGATTATGACATCATCAGGAAAACGCTGGCCAACTCAGGCGCTACCTTCGAGATGCAGGTCCCTCGTGAGAATCCTCCGGTAAGGAAGCGCCACAATATCGCGAACGCCTATTGCCAGAACGAGGCAGGCGAACGGCGCTTGTTCGTTTACAAAACGGCTCCCGTAACGCACGATGGGCTAAGGCTGACAGCTCTGAAGAAGTCCGGCGATTACATCGAAGACGACTCAAAGCCTTACCAGCACATTACCACCGCGATCGGCTACGCTGTGGTTTACGAGCACAACTTGCTCGGGACCGTAATGGTCGGAAGCTCAAGGAGATAAAATGCTGAACCTTTTGAACCCTAACGTCCGTAGACAGATCATCGACGAATCCAAGGCAAGCGAGAACGTCGAGCGCAAGAAGGTATCCTTTGGGCAGTTCGAGATCTTCAAGGACCGGATCCTCCAGCAGGTGAAGGCCTACCTCGAGGGATTCTACTCGAAAGACACCATCCAAAACACGCCGATCGTAAGCTCGGTCAACCTGGCTCGCCGGATCGTGAAGAAGGAAGCCAGCCTTTACAGGAAGGCTCCAGTCCGTGAGTTCTACGGCCTCAGCGAAGAGCAGGAGATGGTGGTCCGTCAGGTGTACGCGGACCTAAAGATCGACACGGTCATGATGAAGGCTAACGAGTACTTCAAGCTTCAAGACCAGACGCACCTGTATCTCATCCCTCGCGCCGGGAAGCTGAAGCTCCAGGCCTTGCTTGCCCATAACATCGACGTGGTGCCATCGTCCCAGGACCAGGAGGATGGCGAGGTTTACTGCATCAACGGATTCGACCGGAACCTAGCTAACGTTAAGGTGACAGAAGACGGCGACAGCATGAACGAGCTGATCGCGGACGAAGACGATTATCAGGCGGGCATGAAGGCGATCGCGGTATGGTCGCCTGTGTTCAATTTCGTCATGGATGAAAATGGAAACATCATGAAGGCCGACAGCTACGAGAACCCGATCGGTGGGGTCGTGCCATTCGTGGACATCAACGGTGGCAAGGACGGCGAGTATTGGGTCCGCTCCGGCGCTGCCCTTACCGACTTCACCATTCAATTCAACGCAGGCCTGACCGACCTCGGGAACGTGGTCCGCATGCAGGGCTTCGGCCAGGCATGGCTGAAAGCTCCGTCTAACCTGATCCCGAATAATGTCCAGATCGGGACTAACTTCGTCCTTCGCTTGCCTATTGATCCTAACAACCCGGTCGAGACCGACTTCGGCTATGCTAACGCGAACCCTGATCTGCAAGGATCGCTGTCCTACCTTGAGGGCCTCCTGTCTAGCTTCCTGACAAGCCGGGGCGTGGATCCGAAGGTGGTCAATGCGAAGATGGACTCGGTGAAGTACAGCTCGGGATTCGAGCGCCTGCTGGCCATGGTCGAGCAGTTCGAGGCCAGCGAGTCCGACATCGCCGCCTTCAAAGATGCCGAGCAGAAGCTGTTCAAAATCATCGTGGCGTATCTCAACACCTACGGAGGGACTAGCGTTCTTCCGGGCTACCGGGTAGCTCCGATCTCTGAAGACGCCTTCATGAGCATCACCTTCAAGAAGCCTTCAAGCGTGGTATCCGAAGCCGAGAAACTCCAGAACATCCAGCAACGGAAGGAGATGGGCCTGATCACTCAGGTCGAAGCCATCGCCCTGGACCGCGAGATCGAGCTCGAGGATGCGCAGGAAGTCTATCAGCGAATCCAGGAAGAGTCTGGTCGTGAAATGGAAAGAATCATGCCAACTCAGACCACACCCGTGGCTGAGGTCCAGGACATGGAAGACGATATGCCAGAAGAGGAAGGCGACGTCGGAGCTGAGGACTGATGGCCGAGCCAGGGATCAAGCTCACTAAAAGCCGGGTTTCTCAGAAGCTCGACCTAAACGAGCTGACTGGCCGGGACATTTCATCCGATCCTGTCCTGGTCCGTAAGATCGCCCAGGGTGTGATCGACTACATGGTCGACCGGGCCAAGGAGGGGCGAGGCCTGGGGCGCAAGGATCTGAAGAGTCCATATTCGAAAGCCTACGCTAACAGCCTATCATTTAAGGCCGCAGGCAAGAGCCGGAACCAAGTGAACATGACACTCACCGGGGATATGCTTCGCTCGATCGACATCCTCGAGGAAGACGGAGCCTTGGTCGTTATAGGCATCGACGACGAGGTGGACGCACCGAAGGCTTACGGACATCAGACCGGATTCGAGGGCCATCCTACGATCCCTAACGGGAAGTATAAGCGCCCCTTCTTCGGTGTTACCAGCGACGAGGTAAAGCGCGAGGTGCTCCCGAAGTTCAAGGCCGAGATCGACGCTAGCGCAGGATCCAGGACGATCAGCTCACTCGAGAGCCAGGAGAAGGCCGTGGAGTTCGTACGCGGGCTTAGGACGCTTGAGGATCTGTTCGGCCTGGTGGGCGGTCTGGAATGAAGCTCGTATTCAATAAGGCCAGCCTGGACCGACTGGAGAAGGAAACAAAGGATCGGATCAATAGGGTAATTCAAAACCCTCAACTGATTAACGAGCTCGGGAAGATCGCCGTCGATACTCTGAAATTCACAGCCAGGAAGGGGATCTCGCCAGAGACGGGGGAGCGTTTTAAGCCATTATCTAAAAGCTGGAAGAATGAGAGAGAGAAGATCGCAGAAGCCAGCCCAACCCATCCAGCCTATTCTAAAACCAGATCCAACCTTACTCTAACCGGGCAACTCCTCGACGCGATAAAGTTCACCTATTCCGTTACCACAAGAAGCATTTTCATCAGGCTCTTTATGGATGGCACTCATCAGCCATACCGGAAGAAGTACATGGAATCATTCGTAAGAAAGAAGAAAAAAAGAAAAGTTAACCTAGGCAGAACAGTAAAGGGATTCGAGAAGTCATTCGGTGGGATGAGCTACGTAAACACCGGGCGCTCTGGATTCTATAAAGTCGGCAAAGAGATCAGCAACCTAAAGCTAGCGCAGTATGTTACCGAGGCCGGAAGGCCGTTCTTTGGATTCTCTGAGCGCCTAAAAGATAAGCTACTCACACAGATGAAAAAGGTTGTCATTCGATACATTCGTCGTAATCTCTGACTAATACTTGAAAACCATAGGAGGATAATCAAGAATGGAAGAAATGAACGGGGCCAGTGGCCACCAAGTCGAAGGCAGTGCCGGAAGCAAGGACAGTTCAAGCGACAGCGTGAAGTATGAAACCTATTCGCG